TAAATAGTCTTTGCTTTTTTTCTTATTTTTTGTAGTTTTTTTTTTCTTTTTTCTTATTTTTTTCTTATTTTTTTTGCAAAGCTTCGTAGAAGCTGTTGTTACTTTGTAACAACAGGCAAAAAAAAATAGAAAAAAGTAATGTAAAAAGAGAGAGAAGAGAATGACATACCCTTAAAAAAGGTAGGTTTTCATAAATAAAAAGGAGCTATTCCACATTTTAAAAATATTGAAAATAAACTATCATTTATATTGAATAATAAAAATGCTGGTCCTGTTCAAGCAAGACAAACAATTGCTAATATTACAGAAAGATATTCAGAAGGGTTGGTAATAATTTAATGACTGATTATGAAAAGACTGCTTTATTTGAAATAAGAAGTTTAATTTGGAAAGAACTAACCGATGCTGGTCTTTTGAATGAACAAAATTATTATGCTGATGGATTTCTTAAACCATTAATTCCAATTATTCCAACTCAACAAATTCCAGAATTTACTAATTTACTTCCAGGTGTTCCTTACATCACATACGACATATCTGTTAGACCCTACCAACAAAATTGGTGGATTTCTGAAGAAATACTTATTCTTAATATTATATCTACAGATGCTCTTCAAATACATTCAATAATTAATTTATTAATTGATTTATTTAGAAGATTTGATAAGTCTGCAACAGATATGAACTTGTATAAAGAATTAAATAGTAATTTTAACTATCATTATTTTATGATTGAAAATGCTACTCCAACACAAGCATTTGATCACGAAGGTGGTTTTATGGTTGGAGAGGTATCCATAATGTATGAATATAGCAGAAACATCAATTTATCCACTGGCAAGTTTGAATAAATCTTTGTTTTATTTGATTTTAATGGTAACATTGATCTTGAGGAAGTAAGTTTTGCCAACTTTATTAATGTAAAGGTAGGTGAAAAATTAATATATGGCTACAAGCGTAAAAAATATTCTCGTTGGTGCTGCTGATCTTTTTATTAGTAATGGATCTGGCTCATCACGTCCTTCTACGTCATCTGCAAGTCTTAACACTCTTTTTGGAGGAGCGACAGGCGATGGTGCTAGAGAGAAGCTTTCTTCAAGCACTGCTTGGAGAGAAGTAGGTTATACCAATAATGGTCTCAACATTTCCTATGAACCAAATTATGGTGAGGTTATGGTTGATCAACTTCTTGATGCTGCTCGTTTATTCAAGCAATCTTTAAGAGTTGTTCTTACTACAGAACTTACAGAAGGAACTTTAGAAAATCTTCAGCTTTCATGGGGTCAAATGGACACCTATTATAGCGCTGACGGAAGTACAACAACAACATTGGCTCAAACTACTCCAGTTTCTGGTGAGCAAGGTGCTACATTGAATATGGCTGCAGGTGCTTTGGGTGATGCTCCAGTTGAAAGATCTTTTGCTGCGGTAGGAAATGCTCCTTTCCAGCAAGGTCGTTCCGTAACATCATCTGGTTCTGTAATTACAGGAAATACATCTAATCTTCGTGAGAAGGAGCGTGTTTATATTGCTCGCCGTGTTGTCAGCATTGACACCACCGCACATGCACTTAAACGTGACTCAGCAACAGTTTTCCCAGTAACATTCCGATGCTTGCCTGATGATTCATATGCAGGTGCAGAATATGGCGTTGTTATTGACAGAATTTGGGGAACCAACTAATTTAAAAACTTAATATTGACGGTTAAGCCTCCTATGGGAGGCTTAACTATTTTATGTATTAACCATAAAAATTGGTATAATTTTATATGATAAACAGGAGGAATTTTGCCTACACCAATTTATGAAATTATTGAATTAGAACTTTCCAATGGTGAAACAATTACAGTTAAACCATTACCTATTAAAGAAATTAAAAAATTTATGGAAATTATTCGTAAGACTGCTGATGAGTCAATTGAATCAGAAGATCAAGTTATGGATATTTTTGTTGAAGCAGCAATGCATTGTATGAGAACTCTTAAACCCGAACTTAGCAAAGATAAAGATAAGTTTGAAGAAGTTATAGAAATTCCTACAATGATGAAGATCCTAGAGGTGGCAGGTGGTTTAAAACTTAACGACCCAAATCTCCTCGGGGCAGCCTTAGTTGGGACGAATTAGACTTAGCTGCCCTTGAGTCGGAAGTTTTTCTTCTAGGTCATTGGAAAAATTACGATGATCTAGAATCTAGTCTTTGTATAGAAGAATTGCTTATAACCCTAAAGGCTATAAGGAAAAAAGAAAATGAGGATAGGAAGTTCTTGGCTGGAGTTAACGGAATTGATTTAGATGCATCTGATGAACCAGATGATATAACAAATCTAAAAGGTTTTCAAGCAGCACAAGATGGATTCGGAATTGATCAAGGTCTCGGATTCATATCATTGGAGGGATAGCAATTGAGCCGTATTGAGTTTAAGATAGTTGCTCTTGGTGATTTTAATAATGTCCAACAAGCAATTGCTAAACTTGATCAAAGCATATCAGCATTAAATAAGAATATTGCTGGTGTAGGTTTACAAGCTACTCAAATTCAGTCAGTTAAAAATATGGTGGCTGAATTTGATAAAGCCATCCTATCTACTGGACATTTTACTGCAAAAACAGTTCAACTTCAAAC